TTCAGGCGAGCAACGGCGTGGGTAGCGCGGAGAGCCGCACCGGTATACCACTTGACGCGCCAGCGCTTGGAGTCCTTGTTGAAGTTCGTGCCGATTTCTTCGAGACGAACACCAGCGGCATCGCCAGCCCAAAGGCCATGGAAGCCGTCGACTTCGTTTGCACGGACTGCGTAGATCGAAGTCGTCAGAGAGCTGGAGCCCTGAGTTTCGGTCTTCGAGATGTAGTCGTTGATGATGACCGGCGTGCCGTCGTAGAAGCGCATCGGAGCACCGAAGTTCTCGACCATCATCATTTCGGCGGTGTTACCACCGTGCAGACGGTTGAGCTCGCGGATAACGCGCCAGGTTTCGGAGCGCATCATCAGGAAGTCACAGCCGAGCGGAACAGCATCCTTCAGCTCGTCGAGAGCGGAGTAGGCAAGAGCCGCACCGTTTGCGCCGGCCGTCAGCGTGCGGTCAGCAACAACCAGCTTGCGCAGGCCGTCGAACTGCTTGGCATTGACAGCGGCGTCGCCGTTGATGAGGACGTTCTTGAAGTCGCGGCCGACAGCCTTGATCTTGAACTTCGCCTGGACGGCGATCTGATCATACATGTCGGACTTAACTTCGGAGATGAAGTTGGCGATATCGAACTGACCAGCCAGGATCTTGATCTTGGTGCTGATGTTCTCGACCTGACCAGTCGACTCTTCGATATCATCGTAGGGGTCGATCCAGCCGGCGCCCGGCAGAGCGAGCTCGCGGGTGTAGCTGAACGTGTCGTCCTTGGCCCGAACGAAGGGCACGAGGGCGAAAAATTCGTCCTTGTCGAGGAGTTCCTCGATAATGCCGCGCTGGCGATCGTCTTCGGCCAGCTTTGCGGCTTCGGTCATCAGAAGCGGCATACGTGAATTCTCCTTAAATGCACGTAGCCCGTCGTGGACTACGTAAGTAAGCACTTACTTACAATAGTCCAACAACAGGCGTGCGCGCAAGGGAAAAGTAAGCAGTTACTTACTTTTTCCGCTATAAGTCAGGAGTTAGGGTTACTTCTTTTCGAAGGAGGCCCGGATACGGTCGACGCCGGAGAGCGGAGCGACCGTCTTCTGCGTGGCCGCGGGCCTGGCCTGGGACGTGGTGCCCGAGGCAGATCCCGGCGTCACCTTCGCCTTCAGGAGCGACTCCTTGTCCGGATCGAGCTCGATGATGCGCTTGAAGGCTTCATCAAACACCAGCGGATTGCCGGAAGCGTCGATCAGCGGATTGCGGTTCGCCATACCCTTCGGCTTGTCATAAGCGACGGTCTGGCCGTCCTTGACCTCGAAATGCGGTCCGTAGAGCTGGCGCGCCTTGGTCGGGGTCAGAGTCAGGGACTCCTTGATGAAGCTGGACTGACCGAAATCGTTGCCGATCGTCAGCGTGTCGATGGTCTTGTCCTTGTCGCCGAGCGCACCCTCAAGCGCCGCGATGCGCTCCTCGAGGGTCTTCTTTTCCTTGGCGTGTTCGTCGGCCATGACAGCCTTCACGCGATCGAAATCGCCCTTGGCTTCAGCAGCGGCGAGTTCGGTCTCCTGTTCCTTCTTGAGGAGTTCGCGATACTTGGCCGGATCCACGCCCTCGAATGCCTTGAGCTGGGCCGCGGCATCCTTGGCAGCCTGCTCGGCGGCCTTGAGCTTGTTCTTCTTGTCCATGACCTCGCGCAGAAGCTTGACCTTCTCGTCGGCGAGCGTCTTCGGATCCTTGCCGGCTTCAGCAGCAGCGGCAGCGGCGTCTTCGGCTTCCTGCAGTTCCTGAGCAGCAGCGGCCTCGGCAGCGGCAGCTTCAGCTGCTGCGACTTCCTGGGTATGCTTTTCGACGGCAGCGGCTGCAGCGGCAGCAGCGATCGCGTCGGCGTCACCAGCTCCACCAGAGCCAGAGCCGTTCTCAGGGGCGAACATGATCTGAGGCGCACCCGGATACGTCATGGACGATGCGTAGATTGCGCCTGCGGTTGCGATTGCGGTCTTCATTTACAGTCTCCTTTGCCCATTCTCTCGGGCGTTGCGGGTAGGCGTAGTCGGGTGGTCCAGTATCTCGGACCAAAACAGGGTCAGGCGCGGCCGGTTACTTGGCTGCAGCCTTGGTCGTGGTAGGCTTGGCGGGCGTCTTCGAAGTGACTTCGCCCTGGCGATTGGGAGCGGCAGCGGCCTTGGCGCCACCAATTGAAGTGGGCAGCGGCAGAAGGTCAGTGCCTTCCAGCCACTTGTCGATGTCGGCATGGAGCTTCGAACGCAGTTCCTTCTTGAGCTGCGGGAAGATCTTGTCGACCACCGACTTCATCTGCTCGCGGCGAACTTCGATCGGTCCCTGGAGCTTCGCCAGTGCCTCGGCGGTAACAAGCTCATCGTTGAGACCCATGATGTCGAAGGTCGTCGGGTAGCTGACGAGTTCATCCTTGAGCGGCTTCTCACCCGCCCAGGCAAGGACGGTCTTGACCATCCAGTTTTCCGCGTTCTGACAGGACTGAGCCTTTGCCAGGAGAAGGGAGTTCACCCGCTCGAAGTCATATGCCTTTGCGACACCGGACGAATTGTCGATGCCGACGGCGTTGTCTTCCTTCGTGCGTTCACCGGCCAGGCCGACGGTGTTGTAGATTTCGTTGATGATCTTGTTGATCACCGCAAGGATCACGCCCGCCTGCTTCGGGTCCGGCGACAGATATTCAGGCTTGGAGCCCGAGCCGGCGCCTGCGTCGTAGACGAAGATGCGCTTGGTGCCCATTTCGAGCACCTTGTTGAACATGTCGTCGCCCGACTGGATCGCCTGGGAAGGGATCGCGAGCTGCGAGAAGGTCTGGTCCTGGATGATGGCATCCAGGTTCGAAAGGTAATTGGCGACCGCGCGATCGAGATAGGCGATGTCATCGATCAGGCCGGTGACGCGATAAGGGTTCTCGTTGATCGTGTGGTCGGCGAAATAGACAGGCACGAAGCCGAGCTCGTGATAGCCGAAGTCGACCAGCTCGACCTTCTTGACCGGCGTGCGGATGCCATTAAAGATCGTCGTCTCGCCGGTCTCCATCTCCTGATAGAGTTCCCAGCCCGTGCGGGTCCACAGCCGGACGCGCTCGACCAGGTCGCCGCTCGAGTAGAAAGGATCCTTGTCGTCACGGACGACCTCGCGCAGCTTCACCCACAGAAGCTCGCCATCGCCATCCTCGTCATATGCGAAATCGAGGATGTCCTTGACCGGCACCGTATAGGCGTAGATCCGGAAATTCTGCTGCTTGGCTTCGGCGATCGACACCGGACGCGTGACGCCCTCGGCAACCTCGACCTCGCCCTGGAAGTTGTTGTCGACCACGATGGCGACTCGGCCGCCCGTCGAATTGTTGACGGAGACCAGGCGCATCAACTGATCGATGCTGGCGCCGCCCCGCATGGCCTTCTGCCAGAACTGCGTGACGACATCGGGCGCATCAGCGGTGTTGCGGGTAATCTCGCCCTTGAAGAGATACTTCTGGACGAGCTCCACGACCTCGCGGGTATGATTGAACCGATAGGCGCGCTCGACGCGCTTGTCGAATTCCTTCTCGCCTTCCTTGAAGTAGCGGAAAATGTTCTCGTAGAACCAGTCGCGGCCGCCCCGATAGCAGGCGTCGAGAAAGCGCCAATGCGGAAGGTTCTCCAGATAGCCGGGGTGCCGGCGATCGAAGAATTCCCTCATGGCGTCGTTCTGTGCGGTCGTCGAAGGCATGGTTATCCCTGGGTCAATGAAGCCCTATTGTAAGTAAGTGCTTACTTAGTTGCAAGCTTAAATCGAAACACCAAGGATGAGGCTCTTCTTCATCGGGTGACGGAAGTCCGCATAATAGCCGAAAGCGTCGGTCGCGTGCTCGTTGCCCTGGGTCTTGTCGACCTCGTTGGTGCCTTCCTTGTAGATGGTCTGCTCGAGGCTATCGATGAACTTACGGCAGGTGGAATTGACGCGCAGCCTGGTCTCGCCCTCTGCAGTGTAGAGCAGACGGTTGACCGCGTTGATGCGGTCCTGGACGGCCGGGTGCTTGCGCTTGAAGTAGATCCGCTTGAAGCCGGCTTCGCGCAGGATGTCGAGCGACGACTCGCCGCGGTCGTGGTTGCGGTTATTGCCGGCCGGGTCCGGATAGATCGAGATCTGGTTGAAGTAGCGGAAGTAGCGCCTGGACAGTTCGTCGGCCGTCTCCTGGACGTTCGAACCATACATGACCGCCTCGTCGACCACCCAGATCTCGCCGTCGGGCTGCTCCTGGATGATGACCGAGGACATCGGGTCGATGTTGAAGTCCATGCCGATATAGATCGGCAGCTTCGGATTGAACGGATAGTCGCCGACATGTTCATTGCGGTTGAAAGGATAGTAGACGCGGCCGGACATGGTCTCGAAGCTCGCCTCGAATTCCTGACGAAACGAGCGAGGATCCATGTCGCGTCGACGCGCCTCGATTTCCTTGCGCGGGATGAACGGTGAGGTGATCGTCGGGAACTGCCAGCTCATCCATTCATTGGCGACCAGGCGCTTGCGGTGATCCTTGACCATCGGGCCGCGCTGGCCGAGCATGAAGCGGTGATAGAGCCAGTTGTAGGACTTCGGCGTGCCGATGAAGAGCGCCCGGCCGTTGGTCGTGGCCAGCGTCGGCATGAGAACTTCTTCCCAGGTCTCTTCCTTGATGTCCTGGGCTTCGTCGATAACCACGAAATCGAGACCGACGCCGCGCAGCGAATCCGGCTTGTCGGCGCCCTTCAGCGAGATTTCGGAGCCATTGATGAGCAGCATTTCCATGCGGCTCTCGTTGATCTTCTTGATCCAGCCCTTGGGCATGGCTGCCTTGAGCGGCTTCCACATCAGGTCGCGCGCCATCGCGTAGGTCGGCGCCACATACCAGATCAGCTGCTTCTGCCTTACCGCGGCAAACTTGATGAGCGAGATCTTCGAGACCTGCGTCTTGCCCCAACGACGGCCGGCGACGACAACGCGAAAGCGATGCCGGTCGTTCATGACCACCTTCTGCAGGCGATGAAGCTTGAGAGAGGCGATCTCACTCATCGATCAGTCCCGGATCGGCTTCATCGGCCAGCATATCGTCGACCGTCGAGCCCTCGGGGAGCGCGCCGGTGCCGATATGGTGCTTCAGGATGTCTTCGTTGGTCAGATCCTCGATGTTGAGCGACGGCAGGTCGTTCTGATCGACGTGCTTGTCGGCTTCGAGCAGGTTGAGCGTGGACTCGATGTTGTCGCAGAGGATCTTGTTGAGGCGCATGACGGCCTTCAGCTCATCGTCGGTAGTCGCGATCGAGCGGCCGGCAGACAGCGCATCCTGAACCACCTTCTGGGCGAGCTGGCGCGCGAGCTTGAGCTGGCGAAAGCCGGTGATGCGCGTTTCTTCGATCCACTCGCCGCGCTTGTCCGCGAAGCGTTCCGCGGTTGCAGCAGCAGATGACCCAGCAGCGCCGGTGACAGCCTTCTTAGCCGCAGCCGCTACCTCGTGCGCCCGAGAGCCCTTGACCGCTCCTGCGCTCTTTAAACGCTGGGAGAGTGCCTGGCGCGAAACACCGAACTGGTCGGCGAGCTCCGACAGCCCGGCCTTGCCAAGCTCGTAAAGCTCCTTTGCTTCAGCGAAGTCAGCATCGGACATACGCTTAGCGCCCGCGGCAGCTGCGTCCTTTGCCTCTTCCTTGACTTCGACTTCCTCAGACATTCTCTCTTCCAAAAAGTAAGTAAATCCTTATGTCCGCAGACGCGGCTGTTCCGCCCGGAGGATCTTCATTCCCGTCCGTTCACTGTCATATTATAAGTAATTAATTACTTACTTACTAGATGTTACTAATAGACAGTGAATGGACGGGAATTCATGAAGCTGCCGGGCGGAACCAATCGTAGCCTTTCATAGTCGGAACCAGATGCACATAGTTACCGACCGGGCGCTTCTCGATCATGCCTTGATGGGCGAGAAACTTGATAGAGATCCGGATCGCTCCGTAGCTCGCCTCGTAGGAGATCTTCTCATGCAGCTCAGAAGGCGTGAGATACCTCCCCTCCCCGGCTGCCTTCAGAATCAGTCCCATCAGCTCCTTCTGCTTCTCGGTGCGGCGCGGCTTAGCCATTAAGCACCAGCCTTGCCGTCGGCTGCTGCCGATCGAAAGCAGTCAGGGGTAAACGCTCCGGCAGCGTGCGGCCGAGATCCGGGTTCTGGAAGACGCCATACATAGGCGAGGCCAGGCTCATCTGCTGAATGCCCTTGATGATATCCCGCGGGCTCATAGCTGCCACACGCGCGTCAGCACCATCACGGGCCGCACCGGTGTTCTCGGTCGCCGAGTTCTTCTGGTAGAATTCCTTGCAGGCCGCAAACAGCTGTTCGAACCGCGGCGAGTTCTCCAGCTCGTTGACCACCGCCTCGAAGTCCTGGGGCGTGGATTCGAAATTACCGCGGAAGAACTTCATACCGGTGTCGAACTTGTTGGCGTTCATCGGCTTGACGAAGCGGAAGCCTGCCTTCTGACCGAAGGCGTTGAACTTCGACATCGAGGACTGAATCTCCATGAACTTGTGACCGTCCATGCGCGCGACCAGGTTCATCATCCGGTAGCCGGCGCCGATCCCGCGGAACATCGTGTCGATGACGAAGCGCGAGACCACGCGGAAATTGGCGTTGATGTAGTGGTAGCGATTGGTGTTGGTCAGCGTCGTCTCGCCGGAGCCAGGCGCCAACTTCTTGAAGACCAGGTGCCTCTCCTTCAGCATGCCCTTCGGCATGCCGACGACGAGGACGCCGATCGTCTGCCCGGCGAGCGTCAGCTTCCAGAACTGCGGCCCGATCGGCAGGCCCTCGGCCTTGTAGTGGAGATCGTGCAGAAGCTCCCAATCCGCCTTGGTTCCGCGCTCCACGAACATTTCATCCGTGAGCGCGAAATTTGCGCGAGGGCTCGCGTTTCGCTCGATCAGTGTCTCGATATCAGGAAGCATCGTCCTCGCTGCCCTTGAGCTTGTGTAGCTCTTCCCAGCGCTCCCTGAACTTCACTTCGTCATGCACGAGGTAAAGCACAAGCAGCACGAGAAGAATGATGGTGAGCGTCATCAGCCGACCCGCTCACCGGTGTTGTAGACGACCTGAACCGCGCGATCGTCCCAGAGCTCGATCAGGCCAAAATCCTTGATATTGGTGATCGGCAGGATCTCGCCGATATGTTCCAGGCAGAACTTCTCGATCGCCGGCCTGCAGTTTTCCGGCCCGGCACAGCGCGCGGTGAAGATGCGGACTTCCTCGCCGCGGTCGAGCCACTCGCGAACGCGCCGGATCATAGGCATGATCGGCTCGCCCACATGATCGATGCCGCGCCAGTGATCGTAGGTCGCCAGCGTCCCGTCGAGGTCGACGCCATACCAGCCGCGGTTAGCCATCGGCGCGCTCCCGAATAAGGCCGAGCTGCTCAGCTTCTTCCCAATCGAAGCGCAGCGATCCGGTCGTGTCCTTGTCGAAGCCAATCAGGGCCTCGCCATGACGGGTGAAATATTCGGTCCTGACCGGCGCGAAATCGACCTCGGTGCCGGCTGGAATGACGATATCCTTGGTGGTGACGAACTTGCTCATTCCACAATCTCCCAATCCTCGGCCAGCTGATCGAGCTGGGAGGGGTTAAATCCGGTCAGCGTCTCACCAGCCGGCGTCTTCATGTTGATGTTCGGCAGGCGCGTGACCGTGCCCTTGTCGCCGTCCTGGAACAGCTCAGCGTTAAGGACGGCAGCCAGGCGCTTGTGGCCCTTCAGGCCATCGCGCGAGCCCTGCTCGAGGTAGATGATCTGCGCCGGCTTCCATTCCTGGCGCCTGGCGACCCCTCCCCGCTTCACGAATTCAAGTGCCTGGCCGTAGTTCATGCGACCTCGACCTTCTCGCGGAAGCGCTTGGTGATGGTCAGCGACGGGCCGAGCTCTTCCACCAGGTCGTCATGGGTGGTTGCGATCATGAAGGTCTTGTTCATGCGCCGGGCGACCTTCTGCATCGAGAAGGCGACGAGCTTTGCCGTCGTGCGATCGAGCACGGCGCCGAATTCGTCAGCGATCCAGATATCGGCGTCCGACGCCATCAGGATTGCGAGCTTCAAGCGGTAGCGCTGGCCGTCGGACAGTTCGGAAGGCTTGCGCAGGTAGATATAGGCGTCGGAGATGCCGGCCTTGGCGAGCAGATCGGTTGCCTCGACAGTCGTCTTGCCGACGAGCTCGATGACCGGGCGCTCTTCCAGCTCGATCTTGTTCAGATCCGCGACCTTGAGGCCGCCTGCGGTCATCTGGGCGGTGAGATCCTTCAGCAGCAGAGACTTGCCTGAGCCGGACTGACCCTTGATGTAGACGACATCGCCGAGATTGATGGTGATCTTCAGCCCGTCATAGACCACGAACTCCTTGTCGGAGAGGCCAAGCCCAAAGGCTTCAGCGATTTCGAGGACGCGCGGCGTGCGCTCGACAGAGGTGTTGAACTTGCGGGTGATGATATAATCAGTCATCGAAGTCGCCCTCCATGTAGACGACCTCGGGCGGCTCCAGATACGGATCGAGCGTCGACCCGTCGGCCATTAGCGCCGGTGCCATCGTGGCGCACTGGTTGAGCTCGGTTGCGAGCGTCGCAAGGACGCCGGAATAGGCGTAGTAGTCGTTGAGCGGGACGGTGGTGACATCGAGGACGAAGTCGTTGTAGAAATTCTTGGTCTTCGGATCGCGCCCGACGATCAGCAGCCCTTCGAACTTGTCTTCCTCGACCAGCTTGCGGATCTCGTCGAGCATCGCGAGCTGGGTTACCTTGTGATCGGCCTTTGCCTCGGACAGCTCCTTCCTCTTCTTGCGACCCTCGGCCCGGCGCTGGCGCCGCTTTTCAGCCTGCTCCTCGTGCCAGGGCTTGCGGGTGAGAAGTGAAACGACATTCGACATATGTAATTCCTTACTTAACTTCGACGGCTGCAGAAAGAACATGGATCAGGGCCTGCACGCCGGACTTGCCGGAGCGGGTCTCGATCTGGGCCATCAAGCCCTTGAGCTTGCGGCTCTCCTCGATCGTGACGCGCTTGAAGCCGAGGGCATCGCCAACGGGAGCGGCCGTGTCGTCGACCGCTTCAACCTTGACCTTGTTCTCTTCCTTCTGGGTTTCGACAGCGCTGGAGATGTCATCGACGAAGAGGTCGTCGGAGATCTCGGCCAGGTCGCCCAGCGAGAAGTCGAGCTCCTTGTCGGTGAAGCCCATGTCGGACAGCTCAAACGAACCATCCAGTTCATCAGCCAGGCGCTGCAGTTCAATCTGGATCGCGGCCTGGTCATACTGCGTGCCGGCGACACGGTTGTCAGCCAGGCGCAGCGCGTCGGCCTGGGTCTTGGTCAGGTCGCGACGGACGATGACCGGAACCTTCTTCAGGCCGAGCTTGAGAGCTGCCTTGCGCCGGCCGTGACCAGCGATGATGACGCCATCCTTCCAGACGATGATCGGCGCCGTCCAGCCGAACTTCTCGATCGAGGTCGCAAGCTTGGCGACTTCGTCGTCGGGGTGCTTCTTGGCGTTCGCCTCGTATTCCTTCAGCCAGCCGATATCGACAATTTCAATGGCGTGGTTGGGTTCAGACATCAGATATCATCCGGGTTTGCCAGCGCCGCATCCAGCGTGGCTTCGATTTCGTCGTCGTTATAGGCAAGAGCGCCGGCCGCGCGCCGCAGGTGATCGCCGAGGAGATGGACCAGCGCGTCGCCGGCATTCGTCAGCTCATCCTCGGTCGTGTAGCCGTGATCCTTCTGGGTCTTGGCAATGAGAGCCGTGATGCGCTCGGCGTCTGCGATCGGAACCTTGAAGCGCATCTGAGCGTGGGTCTTGGCGACCTTGGGAAGCGGTGCTTCGTCTTCCGTTTCCGGTGCCTTTTCGAAGCTTTCGTCAATCTCCAAGTCGTCCAGCGCTATAACTGACGCATTGAAAATAGCGTCAATGTCAGCCTGTCCATAAGGAAGAAAGCTTTGCAATTCAGGAACATCACCGATCTCCTTCAGCAGATCAGCCAACCCCAAGGTGTCATCGGATCCATACCGCGCGTTGTCGATGAGACCGATTTCCTTGGCCTGCTTCTCAGAGATGACGCCGAGGTTGGCAACCGGCACCTCAGATTCGCCAAGTTCGATCGCCTGTTCCCAGCGGTGCTCGCCGCCCAGGATTTCAAATCCAGGCACGCCCTCGACTTCGCGAACGACAATCGGCTTGAACATGCCATTGCGATTGAGGCTCTCGCGGATCTTGAGCTCATTTTCCGGGCTCACCTTGTTGGTGTTCCAGGGATTCTTCCGCAGCTCGGTGACGGCGACGTTCAGATATTCAATCTTGCGCATATGGACGGTTCCGAATAAGTAAGAGATTACTTACTATAACCTCCGCAGAACGCAATAGGCAAGTTGAAGGAAAACAAATGGCAGTCGTAACGATCGCCCGCAACGCCGTCGTTGCCCAGCTTCGAGATCCTCCGAGGGAGGTGAAGAACTTTGTGGCCTCCCTCCTCTCTTACAAGGAAGAGGGCGGCCTGGGCTTCTCCGGCACGGCAAGCTTCTTCTCGATCACCAAGAATACGTTTCCGGCGGGCTTTGCCTACACGGTCAAGGCTGAGCTCGAGCGCATCGGCCACACGGTCTACGAGGTCTTCAAGCCGCATGCCACCCCGCTCGGCCCCGAAAACCCGATCGTTGACGAGTTCGGCAACGACGATCCGCGCTACGACTACCAGATGAAGGCGCTGCGCCAGGTCGAAAAGCACGGCGCCGGCATCATCCGTGTCGCCACGGGCGGTGGTAAGTCGAAGATCGCTAAGCTGATCATGTCCCGCTTCAAGCGCATGACGCTGTTTTTGACCACGCGCGGGATTCTGCTCTACCAGATGGACGATCAGCTGCAGGAGATCGGCTTCAACACCGGGCAGATCGGCGACGGCGAAATGAAGTTCGTGCGCGGCGTCAACCTCGGCATGGTGCAGACCCTCGTCCAGGCGCTCGAGGTTCCGGATCTCGCTGCCGAGCGCCGCGCAGTCGTCAAGTCTGCGCACCAGCGCAAGAACGGCAACTCCGAAATCACTGAAGCCGAGATCGCTCGCCTCGCACAGGATCGCTTCGACAAGAAGGCCAAGCGCCGGGCTGCCATCGTCAAGTTTCTGGAGCTGGTCGAGGTCGTGATCGGCGAGGAAGCCCATGAAGCGGGCGGCACCTCCTATTACGAGATCCTGCGCCACTGCAAGAACGCCACGATCCGAGTTGCTCTGACGGCCACGCCCTTCATGAAGGATTCGGCTGCGGACAATATGCGCCTGATGGCCGCCTTCGGTCCCGTCCTGATCGACATTCCGGAGTCGCTGCTGATCGAGCGTGGCATTCTCGCCAAGCCCTACTTCGTTTTCCGCGATTGCGAGGCGCCGAAGGGCCTGCACAAGTCCTCGCCCTTCGAGCGCGCCTATACGCTGGCCTATGTCAGGGATACCTCCCCTCTTCACAAGGTCATGCTCGAAGACGCCATGATGGCGAAGCGCTACGGGCTCCCTACCCTCACCCTGGTTGCGCGCACCGAGGCCGGCGACAATCTGATGGCGCTCTACAAGCGTTTCGGGCTGCGTGTCGTGTTCCTGCGCGGCGACGATGACCAGAAGGAGCGCAAGGCGCGCCTGGCTGATCTGGCTGCCGGCCGGATCGATGTCGTCATCGGCACCAAGATCCTCGATGTCGGGGTCGACTGCCCGGCGATCGGCCTGGTGCAGCTCGGCGGTGGAATGAAGGCTGAGGTCGAACTTCGTCAGCGGATCGGTCGTGGTCTTCGCTATAAGAAGTTTGGGCCGAATGTCACGTTCATCGCTGACTATTCCATCAACCTGAACGGCACGCTGCGTGATCACGCAAGGCGTCGTGAAGGTATCGTCCGGGCGACGCCTGGCTTTGTCGAAGGCATTCTGCCCGCAAACGACAACTTCCCTTGGGGAATCTTCGAACGCAAGGCTGCATAATGAAGGTCGATCCGATCCACTTCTTCAACGAACGCGGGCACTCCATCATGTCCGCGGATCACCTGCATGCGGAACTTCAGCGGCTTCAGGAGGAAAACCATGAGCTGGAGCGGCGCTGCCGCTCGCTTGCCATGCGTATCGCCCAGCTCGCCGGCGAGGACGACGAACCTATCGTTTATGCCTAAATAGCTAGGTAGCTCGACAGGTATCGAGCTATCTATGCACCAAGCTGCTCCCGCTCGCTATAAACAGTAAGTAAGCACTTACTTATTAGGAGCAGCTATGCACCACATCCCCAAGAACATCGCCCTTTGCGGGCATCCTGGATCCGGCAAGTCGACCGCTGCCGACATCATCAACGAGGTCTACGGTCACGAGTTGGCTGACGACGGCCTGCCGCTGCGCAAGATCGGCATGGACTACCTGGGACTGACGGCCGAACAGGTTTTCACCCAGGAAGGCAAGAAGCAGAAGGTCGTGCTCAACGGCCGCGAATGGGAAGTTCGCGAGATTCTCGGCGAGATCGGCAACGCCTTCGAAGAGAAGTTCGGCGGCGACATCATCCCGATCATGAGCCACAACGCCCGGCCCGAGGGCTCCTACTCCGTCTTCGGCTCCGTGCGGCGCGAGCAGGGTCTCTACTGGCGCACTCACGGCGCCCTCGTCCTCGAGATCGTCAATCCGCTTGCCGGCCCCTCTCAGTATGAGTTCGACCGCTTCAATCCTGAGTTCTGCCACGCGCGCATCAACAACGATGGCCTGGCGCGCGGACTGGAGCCGGCAGCTGCTCGCCAGGATCTGCTGGAGAAGCTCGTCGCCGTAATCGGGCGGGTCCACTGATGCAGGTCTATTGTGGAACGCGCCGGGTTGGGGTGGCTAACATCGCCCCTCGCCCCGATCAGCGCGATGTCAGGATCGCGATCGCGCCGCCTGTCTCGTTTGCCGCTCCTGGATCCTCGCCCACTTTCGAAGCGGTGCGCGAGCTGCGCTTGCCGATCGAATGGGCATACTTCCGGATCGACAACATGCACCTCGCTCAGTATGGCGCCGACTACGAGGAGGAGGTGTTCAAGAAGCACGGCGTCTCGAAGAAGGAATGCGAGGCCATCAACCGCTTCGAGTTCGACGCCAAGGACTACCGCTACCGGGTCTTGAAGGTCGACAAGGATCAGCTCGAGGAGATCTTCGATTTCGACTGGTTCGAGCCGGCCGACGGACCGCCCGATGCCGATTATTTCGAACGCCGGCGCGAAATGATGATGAAGGGATATGCCGGCGTATAGACTCCCTTAACCAGAATCAGCCATATAGCTACTGCCTTAGATAGCTAGATAGGGACATAGATAGATGGCTGACCTGATCATATCGTGCCTGTCGCAGAAGGGCGGGGTTGGTAAAAGCACCCTCGCCCGTCTCATCGCCAGAACTTATGCGGTCGCCGGCTGGACCGTGCTGATTGCCGACTTCAACCTCACACAGCTGACATCGGTCAAATGGTGCAAGATCCGCACCGATGCCGGCATCACGCCGCTGATCACAGCCGAGGCTTACCATCAACCAAGTTTTCTGCCGCGCGAGGACTATAACCTGGTCGTTGCCGATGGCCGGCCGGATTCGGTTCAATCCTCTCTCGAAATCGCTCTTCGCTCCCATGTCGTGGTCGTGCCGACCGGCCTTTCCCTCGACGACCTCGAGCCGCAGCTCGCATTCGCCAAGGAGCTCGTCGCCAAAGGCGTCAAGCGGGAGAAGATCATTTTCGTCCTGTCGAAGATCACCGACTCCAAGCTCGCGATCGCCGAGGCGCGCGAATACCTGAAAGACTTCCGGGTCGCATCCCAGAACATCACGCTCAAGCATAGCTACCAGAAGAGCCAGAACCACGGCTACGCGCTATCCGAGGTCCAGGGCCTCAATACGAGCCGCATGGAAGAGGCGGCCGACCTGGTGGCTGCTGAAGTCGTCGCAGTTGTGAACAGCCTTGAGGAGGCAGCATGAACGAGAAAACCACACGCGCGGCCATCGCAGCCCCGCCCAGAAAGACAGCGCCCTCCTCCTTCCTGCCCCAGGCTGCCGTTGAGGAGCCGGTCGCAGCGGCCAACAACATGAAAGGCGATCGCCCGGTCGGCATGACCTTCAACATGCCGCACGACTGGCACCTGGAGTTCAAGATGACGGCCGCCCAGCAGCGCATGCCAATGTCGAAGTTCCTGATCGAGTGCTTCAACGCCTGGAAGCGCGAGCAGAAACGTAAATAGCCCGATAGCTTTCCAGCTACCGAGCTACCGAAGGTCCGGTTTATGCCGGGCCTTTCTGTTTATTGATCCTTGCCGAACTTCTTCTGAAGCCAGCGACCCACGAGATAAACGCCGTCGGCCAAGTGGGAGAGGATCCACAAGACGAGCAGGAAGCCAGCGAACACCCCGAGAAGAACCGGGACCGCGACCGAGGCGTAGGCGATAATCAGGGCGACGACCAAAAGGGCAACAGCCCCGTTGACGACCTGAAGAGTGCGAGACAGCATTAAATAGCTTTCGGGCTGGATAGCTATGCAGCTACCGAGGTTTCGGGGAAGGCGAGGGAGAGCTGATTGGTGTCGGCCGGATCGAGCTGCAGGGACACCACAGGCAGCCCGCAGAAGGGATCGCACTGGATTGCCGCATCAACGGCGCCGAACACGTCTGCGCCGGCCCTGATGGCGCCCAGCGCATACTTGCCGCCCGAGCCGATGGTGAAATAGTCGCTCTCGAGCGGGCCGGACGGATAGTAGGCGTCGTAGAAGTGGATCACCGAGCCGTCGGCGAGCACCAGGAGGGCCTCGAAGTCCGGATTGCTCGGACCAAAGGCTTCCTTGCTCATGCCTTCCGTGACCCACTGCTTGAACTCTTCGCCCATGCCAGGAACGCAGGAGGTGATGCCGAGCAGCGCACCCTTGAACGGGCCTTCGGTGATCCGGTGGATCTTCATCTTGGTGCCCATCGGACGCGGGCTGCCGGAATAGGCGCGGCTGTCAGCGACCATCAGCCGGCGCTTGGTGTCGTAGACGACGACGCTCATGCGAGGTCGCCCTTGATGCGCTTGGGGCGCATGACGGCGCGGTTCAGGCGATAGAAGCCGTCCTCGAAGTGCCGGCGCGCAAGCATGACGCTTGCCTTGTCGACGGACGGCTGATGTTCGGGAGGATTGTCGCTACCGTCGGGCGGCGCATCGAACATGGCGAAGAGCTCATCGACGCGGCGCAGAACCCGCTCCTCGAGCAGCTTGTTCGCGTTCATGATGTCCACCTTCCACTGATCGACATTCGGCGCGTAGCCGGCGACAGGAAGGCCCTGAACGTGGCCAGGAATAGGGGAGGTAGCTGCCTGGCTAGATATCTCGGTAGCTACAAAGGTATCTGCCTTCTCGGCTTCGTGCTGCTGCTTGTGGCTCATGGTGGTGCGCTCTTCCTCGCAGCGCTCACAGACGCCGCAACCGTTGCCAAGCCAAATTGAGCCCTTGCAGACGGCGTTCTTGTAGGTGGACATGCAAATCTCTCAGTCAGCCTGCGTTGGAATTGGCGGGTGAGTAAGGAATCGAACCCTCGTCTTTGGTTTTGGAGACCGCTGCTCTACCATTGAGCTACACACCCACGTTGAAACTGGCTGGAGAGGCAGGACTCGAACCTGCGACCCGGTGATTAACAGTCACCTGCTCTACCGACTGAGCTACACTCCAATGCTGGTTGCGGGGATCGGACTTGAACCGACGACCTCTGGATTATGAGTCCAGCGCTCTCCCAACTGAGCTACCCCGCGTCAGCAGTGAGCAAATCCGTATCATCCTCACGAAGATAAGTAAACACTTACTTACATGCAGCTAGGCAGATATTTAGCTACCCAGCCATCAGAGGAGGTTAGGACACCGGGGAACATCGGCCGGGGTAGGGGAGTGGAGAGTTCGGATCTCCCACCTGGCTAGATAGCTGGGCAGCTGGCTGAGGAGGATAGGTTCACCGGAGCGTCGCCAGTGCGGAAGGCATCCCCATCAGTTCGATTGAACCAATCTAAGACTTCGATAAAGTCAAATCATCGAAAGCGAAACAAACAAATCAGCAACGCTTTCGACTAACGCAACGTTCTACACGAAAGAGAGAACACTATGTCTAACGTCTTCGCAGTCGCAATGTCTGAACGTCTTAACTCTGCTCTTCTGAACAACTGCAGCGCTTCGAATGAGAAGAAGCTTCGCAAGCTCGTTACTATGCTTTCTAACGAAAAGCTTGCTGACATGCTGACAGACGCCAACGTCGACGCAGAGCGCTTCACCAGAGCGATGTATGCATGTGAGAAAGTCGTCAAGTTCGCGTCTCAAGCTGTCACGCTGAACGCGAAAGACCTGAACGAAAACACCTATGCGATCTTTCGCACCGCGATCAACTGCTACCGTCATGACGTTGTTCTGACACAAGCGATGATTGAAGCGTCTATCTCGCGAGACGTGACAGTTGACGACAGCGTCAAGCACCTCGTCTATGTGCGCAATCTCATTCAGACCACTGAAACGATCGCTGCGCAGTCACAGACGAGCAGAGACGCGCTCCTGACGCTGAATATCATCAAGCATCGTCACGATATCAAGAACGCTTTCAGCGTCGACCTAACAGCACTCGCAGAAGCGCTTTGCGTAGCGTTCAAGATCGACTTTGCGAAAGTCGAAATCGAAGACGAAAGCGAAGAGAACGAACAAGAAGCTGCATAAGCAGTAGCTAAAGCAGAGAGTGCGCATAATAGCGCACTCTCACATAAGTAAGCGCTTACATATGAGAGAACGATGCGCGCATATATGAGGACTATCGAATTCAAGATCCTGCTTATCGCTAACAGCACCTGTTACGCTTTAGCGATCGGAGCAATCGTCTACCTGAAATGCTTTTAAGAACATTCGAAAATACGAAACAAAAGAGCGCTCGAAAGAGCGCTTTTTGCGTTTGCGCTCATGTCGAAAAACGGGCAGCGCTATAGAAGCTCATACAGCGCGTTTGTCATGCTGAGATGAGCAATGACTCACAGAACGCACCCAAGCCAGCCAGTGACTCTCTGTGAGTCGACCAGACGCTATCGCGCTCGATATCGAGCAGTCATTTGCGCGTCACGCACGCGCAAGCGGGGCGCAGGCGCATAGGCGCGAGGGCGCACGCGGGCAGGGAGGCGCGCCCGCACCCATGGGCACACCTAGGGGCGACCTACCCCTATACCCGTTCCCCTGTCGCCCCGTTCCTGACCGCGGATCCCTAGGCGCGCTGCCGTTCCCCAAATCCGTGCCCTTGCCCCTAGGGCACACCCAAGCCCAGACAAAACCGCAGCCCGTGAGAGCTGCGGTCGTCTCTAGGCGTGTCAGGCGGCGATCAGACCCATCTCCTGCATGACGGTTTCGCGCTCGAGGGTGTCACGTTCGCGCTTCTCGCGGCGCATGGTGGCGATGAGTGCAGCTTCAGCCCGCATCTCGCGGACACGATCGAAAGCGCGCCGGAAGAATTCGTCAGGGCTCATGACCGTCTGCTCGGCGACCAGGCGCTGCAGGCGATCGGCGTGGTCCTTCAGGACACGGGCGAGCAGGACGTGCTTCTTGCTGTCTGCAGGCAGCTTGTGGTTCTGCGCGGCTTGCACGATGTCGAGGCTGACAGCGGCTTCGCGGATCTGACGGTTCATGAAAACTTCGGTGACGTAGGACATTTCGGTGCCTTTCTTGGCGTTGCTGTTTGCAGTTTCTAGCTTAGTAGCTCTTTAGCTGGATAGCTAAAGGCTTACACAGGCAATACGACGGGCTTCATCGCGACGCAGGCGATGCTGATGGCGATGATGAAGAGGCTGACGGAGAGGAAGGCGGCGCCATCACGCGCGATGTCTTTGAGGGTGACGCGGTCGTTGTTCATCGATTTGCTCCTTTGCGTTGATCGATGATTGATCTTCGCAAGTCAGAAGCGCGGCTGTATCGAGGTGATGGCCGGGTGTTGTGCGGGCCGCGGCCGGGAAGGGAGCCGCCCTTGGCCTGGCCTAGGTGAGTGGCCGAGCGGCCGAAAAGGGCCTGGCCGGAACCAGACCCTTGCCGGTCACACGTCGGTCAGGCGCTCGTCGAGCTTCGGGTTGACCGGCCAGGTGATGTCGCCTGGTGCCGCGGCTCGGTGTGCGCCCATGCACATCCCGTTGGCGAGAATTCGCCCGTCGCGGATGGAGCGGACCAGGTATTCCTGGCTGCGGTGCCTGGGCCAGTTGCTGGCCGGGTCGATGATGACGACGGCGAGAGGGTAATCGGGTGTCGGCTTCTCGGCGAAGGTGATGAGCACGGTCTTGAGGTTGTTGGTCATGCGGCTTCTCCTGCCCAATACATCGCCTGGGCCGAGCAGTCGCCGATCAGGCCGGCGTCGGTCATCGCGATGATGTCCTGCTCGTAGGCGTGCCGGTCGAGATCGGTCACGTCGGACACATCCTCGTCGTCGCCCATGTAGTAGGCGTAGACCGCGGAATGTTCCTCACCCGTGACCAGGTTGGTCTCGCGGTCGATGGTGTCGTCTTCCTGACCGACCAGGCCGGCGAGCTCGAGGGCAACGTGATGGCGCTGCAGCGCGTCCTTCCAGTCCTGCTCGGTCGCCCAGGGGTAAGCCTTCATGTAGTCTGGGCAGACGGTGATTGTGCCGCGGGCGTTGAGGAAGCCGGCGATCATGGCGGTGAGTTCGGTGCGAGAGGTCATTTGAGCTTTGCTCCTTTGTGTTGCTGACACGAAGAGCTTCGCAAATCGACCGTAGGGTTGCGGCAGGTGATGGCAGGGTATGCCTGGGGCAGGGGAGGGCCTAAACCTCGCCCTAGGGTCGCCGCGGGTGGCCTCGGGCAAGGGCAGTTCCGTAACCGACAGAAAATCCTGTCGGTGGACCCCTAGGGCAGCTGCCGTTCCCCATCCCCGAACCCTAAATCCAGCCCATAGAAAAGGGCGCTACGATGAGCGCCCTAATCTTCCCTCTGGTTGTTGGTGTCAGGCTGCAGCCTTACCGCGGACGATTTCCTCGAGGCGGCGCGTCGCCGGCGTGTCGGTCAAGGTCCAGACCTCGTTGCCGCGCGTGCCGGTGTTCTCGACGATGCCCAGCGTCTTCAGCGCCGTCATGGTGCTGCTCTTCTGGGTCGAGGCGGTGTTGGCGCTCACCGTATGGCGAACGAGGTGCTTGGTGATCGCCCGGTCGGCCTTGACCTTGTCGGATGCGGCAGCGAGCGCTGCGTTGCCCGTGAAGGGGATGCCGGCGTCGCGGAAGTTGAACAGGCTCTGCACGATCGCCTTGTTGATGGCGTTCTGCATGAACCCGCCGTCGAGCGCCACGATCAGGTCGTTGACCTTCTGCAGGGCGTAGACGTTGAACCTCGAGCCGGTCGAGACCTCGCGGTTGATGAAGCCAGGGTCGATGTCCATCGCGAGGAACAGGCCGGCAGCACCGATGGTCGCCATCTTCTTCTGCTCGGCCTCGAGGTTCGGCACCATCTTCGAGGACAGACCCGGCTGGGCCTTCTCGAAGGCGATGCGGTCTTCGAAGGACGTGACGATCTCGACCTTCTTGGCTTCCTTCGCTTCCGGCTCGAACTCAGCCTTCATTTCCTTGAGCACGCCGTCGACGCGCTTGGTGGGTGCGGTCGGCTCGCCATCGGTGGCCGGATCTTCATTGGTGGCCGGCTCCTGGCCGGTTCCTTCCTGGCCTTCTTCAGAGGCAGCATTCTTGGCCGCTTCTTCAGCGGCGAGGCGTGCGGCTTCCTGGGCAGCGAGCTCGGCCGCAGCGATCTCTTCAGCCTCTTTGCCCATGTCGGCGACAGCGCCGGCGGCCTGGCTGAAGAATTCTTCCATCGAAACGAGTTCGGCAGCAGAAGCGGGTGCGGACTTTGCGGTGTTCTTCTTCGACATTTCAGTAACCTTTCAGCGTTGCTTTGTTGTTCGAAAGTCGTTTCGCTTTCGATGATTAAGTTTTACAACAACGCTTCTTGGAAGTATCGAGGTGAGGGACGGGGACGGAGCGGGCAATACACGGGCGGGAGCCAGCGCCGGGGCTCTAATACATGGCCGGCCCTTGGGATAACCTTGGGCAGCGAACCTAGGTGAACCGCGGCGAGCCTAGGAGCGTGCCGGAAGCTTCCTTTCCCGTCTTCATTCCCGTCCATCTATCGTAAAGTTATTATTATATGAACCTAGTTAGATACACCTAATAGACGGTGTAACCTCCTCTCCCTTCCCTTGGGCAGACCTAGGTGATGGATCTCCTCCGGCCAGCATTCCCGCTTACCGGTATACCAAAAGCTGGCCGTTCCTAAATTCCGGGAGAAAAGAAAGGGCGACCGGTCATTGAAGACCAAGCCGCCCTATAGAGTTGTCCGGTTCACACCCGATCGCCGGCATCAGCAACTACGAAAGAGGGGAGAGATGTCTAGGCTCTCCTCTTGAGCGCTCCGGGTGACAGCGCTCGAAATCGAGATCTGCTGTTTCGCACAGGGTAGCTTGGGACGCAATCAGGGTGCGGACGGGTTCGGTTGCCGTGGTCTGGGGTGGGAGGTGATGGGGTGCCTGAGTTTGCCGTGGAGAACCGCGGCGCGGCGCAATACCTCCTCTCGACGATTCCCAGCTTTTCCGTTTCCTCTACGCAAACACGCTCACCTCTACACGCACCTGACACCTCTCTATACGCACCGACTGTCTTACGAGGTTCCGGTCTCTATAGGTCTGTCTCTCTATGATCAGGTGTCACCTATCTATGAGCGTCTGTCTCGTCTTTACCTCGAATATGTTTTCGCCCTTTGCAGGCCAGCGCTTTTGGTGTCGTTCTCATAGAGCGTCATACACTGCGTCGGTTTGTCGAGACGTTCTGTCTATCGTCTCTATGTCAGGGATCGCGTCTGTGACTCGCTGTGATCGATTGTCAGCGTCAGGTGAGTGCTCAGCTATCTTTACAGTTTGAGCAAAAAGTCGAAAACGAGGGTTCGTGTAAAGAAAAGGTAAACTTCCTGTAAAGGTCGGTCCCGGAAATGGTGGGTTTTCGACAAGGTCGACCTTTACATGGTTGATGGCCGGAATATCTATTTCTGGCCTGTTTGGTGGCCGAGCCTTGCCTGATGTAAAGGTCTTGGCCGGTTGTATGTAAAGGTAGCGGTGCAACTCAATGGAGAAGAGTGATAACTCGACCTGGGGCGGGATGATTAGGATGGGGATGCGCTACGACCTCTATTGCGACCCCTGTGGTCTATCCGAGGAGCTGGATATGACTACCCTCCCACCTGATGGTAACGCCATAGGCCAGAGCTTTAAGTGCCGGTGTGGTCGGAAGGCTGCCTCGATTGTGTCGCCCAGGTCTGTGGAGCGGGCGGTGCCCAGACGCCGATAGGCTATATGCCTAGGTAGCTGATTAGCTAGGCAGCTCAGTGCTTGGTGAGACCGGCCTGGAGTATGGCGAGCGTGGTGCGCAAGTTGTCGTCCTCTGTGGAGAGATGCGCGAAGGCGAGCTCCTGGAGCGCCGTGATGGCTTCGATCTTATCCCAGCCCGATGTGATGGCGAGGCGAACCATGTGCTGAAAGGCGTCTTCCAGTGCGGCCTGGCAATCGAGGTCGCGGTCAGCATAGGGTGTGATCTGCCTGGGCTTTCTGATCATTGCCCGTTCCTCTTCCGTTCCGGGAGCCCTTAGACCTACCGCAGGTGAGGAATCTTGTCGAGATCCATCGTCACATGTCTTCGGGTGACCGTAGTCCCTTAAAGGATGGATGGCGCAGCTTGTTGTCCGTCGTCCATCCGCGGTATTGGATCTCCGCGTAGAGCGTGGGTTTGGTGAAGACTAGGTTCTTCCGGGTGGTCCTGAGCGGAATGACCGGCTTGGCGACCTTCAGCGTGTCCAGGGCTACCTTGAGCTCGCGGAGATCCCGCTCTTTAAACCCGGTGCCGACCGATCCGGTGTAGCGAAGCTTGCCGTTATTCTCCTGCGCCAACAGAAGGCTCGCCAGCAGGCCAGGCGAGCTCGAGGGCTCGTATCCGACGATCTGGAAGGTGTCGGACTGCACGCATTTGATCTTGCGCCATGTGCCCGTTCTGCCGGGCATGTGCAATGCATCCGCACGCTTGGCGATGATACCTTCGAGGTCGAGCTCGCAAGCCTTCCTGAGCAGGATGTCGGGGTCAACGTCGAACTCCTCGGACAGCCTGATGGCACCAGTGGCGCCGGCCAGACCTTCTTCGAGCATTTGCCGCCTCTCCGAATAATCCATTCTGCGAAGGTCGCGGCCATTCTGATAGAAAAGGTCGAACACCATGCAGATCGCGTTATCGGCGACCTTATTGCCATTGCGCCCTCCGAGTGACCTGACCAGGAGATTGAAATCGGAGCGACCTTCCTCGTCCAGCACCACGATCTCTCCATCCATGATGTAGGTGGTCGGGGTTAGGGCAAGGGCTGCTTCCGCTATGGCTGGGAACTTGTGCGTCCAGTCATGCCCGTTTTTGGTAAGGATCCGAACGCCTTTCGGTTCACGATGAATATGGGCGCGGTAGCCGTCCCATTTTATCTCGTAGCGCCAATCGTTCCCCTTGGGCGGCCGCATGGTCAGTTGTGCCAGGCACGGGTCAACTCGCGCCGGCATCGGCTCCAGGAGAAGCTCGGGCTTCTTAAAATCGGCACGGCGCCTGATCCGCCCACTCTTGAGGGCAGGCTCTTCCGTTTCCTTGTTGAGACCGATTGGTCGCGGCTTCCTGGGTGGCTTGGTCATCCAGGAATTATATCAGCGAATGGTTAAATGTCGGCAAGCCATCAAAATAGTGTAGGTGCGTCGGGGGAATACTCGCAAATACCCTGACTTCAATCAGCCATTGCAATTGACCGTCCGCCTGAAAGGTGAGTAGGTTGCCATTGTGGTGCCGACGAATTTGTCTGTCGGAGCACCACATTGAAGAAATTCCTGAAATTCGAGTTTACCCATTGGGCCATACGCGGCGAGGCGTCGGGTCGCCTCGAGGTGTGGCTGCTGTTCACAATATTCCTGGTGGCTCGTCTGGCACCGTGGATCATCGGTATAGGGGTCGGCCTGCGATATCTGCAGGACACACCGAGCCTTTGGGCATGACCCAAAGAGAAATGGCGCCCGAAGGCGCCATCCTTATGCAACGACCGTCAGAGAGGCCGAGGTGTCGATCACGTCGATGCCCCGCTTCTGCCTGATCTTGAAGCTGACCGTATTGCCGGCCGTCAGAGCCCCGGCGCCGCGCACCAGGTCACCGTTGGCGTCGAGAGTGACAGCCGTGCCCGTGTAGGCGTCATAACCGCGGCTAGGATGCAGCAGCGTGCGGGTCTCGCCAGGCAGCAGCGCCGGCAGGTCGAGAACGACGGCGCCCTCTCCAGCCGCTGCAGAGACGTTACCAGAGGTCGGCATTGCCGACAGGGCAACAGCGTGGTCTCCGGTGCGCAGGATCGGCTGAGAGGTGGCGTAGGTGCCATCGTAGGCCAGAGCCGTCACCGTCCTCGGCACACCACCCTCGGTGAAGGTCAGGTGGATACGATCGACACGGCTGACCAGGCAGCCCTGATCCGCATCCGTGACCGTGTAGCTGGACGAGGTGGCACCGTCGATCCATTCGCACAGCCAGCCGAGGTGAACGCCCGTCCAGTTTGCCCACTGGACGGCAGGCTTGTGCCGGCGCCACTGGTAGGAGCGGGTGATCTGCGCCGTCGGGAAGGCCGCAAGAACGGCTGCCGTGTCGAAGATGGTATCCGGACCCGACAGAACCTGACCCGAAACACGGTTGCCGGTGATCTGTGCGCGTGCAAAGACCTTGGGCGGCTCTGCGATGCTGCCGGTGTAGATGAAGTGGTCGCTCCAGATGAACGTCTGGATATCACCACCACTCGGCAGGGTCGTCAGCGTCCGGTCGAGTGACTTATTGACGTTGTGGAAGACGAAGCCACGGAAGCGACCCGAGGTCGGACGGTCGATACGCACACCGTTGGCGCACTTGATGACCGTCTCGTCGTGGGCGACGATGTCGACGCGACCGGACTTGGTGCCGGTGTAGCCGGTCACCGAGATACCGGTGAACGACAGCGCCCGGTTCATGTCATACCAGCTGTTGTCGTAGAGCTGGTGGTTGTGCGAGGCCGGCTGATTGTCATAGCCACCAATGCCGTAGCCGAACGAATAGGTGTTCTTGCGCGAATAGCGGCTGACGTTGCGGCAGAAGACCTGGTTGTCGCCCTCATCCGTGCCATGGACGAAGTTGTTCCCATCGAGGATGTTGTCCTGGATCAGGATGTAGTCGTGCATGTTGGTGACGAGACAGCCCTTGCCCGACGAGGTCTTGATCGAGTGCATGTCCAGGAAGGTTCCCCGCATGAGGAAGCCCTTCTGGTGCGGACCAGGCGCGCCATTGCTGTCGTTGCGGTCAGCACGGGTCTGAATGGTGTCGCCTTCGGCCGTCATGACCGGACGGAAGAGGCAGTCCTCGACCGTGACCCTGTCGTTGGTGTCGGAGTAGAGACCGTCAGACATCACCCGGAGCAGCTGAACGCGGCGCAGCGTGATGCCGTTGTTCCGGTAGAAGTAGATGCCGGATGCGTTCTCGGCCGAGCCGACCGGATTGAAGCCGGCGCTGTCGATGACCACGTCTTCGATCAGCCAGTTGCCGCCCTGGCGAGCCATGATGGCGCGGTCGCCAGAGGTGATGCGCATCTTGCGGACGATGACGTTGCTGCGGCTGATCGAGCCGTCGTCATCGTAGTGGTTGATGGCATAGGCGACGTTGGTCGAGCCGATCGAGGTCAGCGCAGCGCCCAAACCTTCGTAGGTGCGATTGCTACCGAGCCTCAACCGCGTGCCGAAGTCGCCGCTCAGAATAGCGGTAGCGCCCGACGGGATAGTGTCGGTGCCCGTCAGGTTCTGCTTGGCAAATTCAGCCGTCAGACCGTCATTGAGGTCGTTGCCGGTCGCAATGTTCCAAAAGGCTGCGGCCGTCTGAACAACCTTACCCGCGGTGACGACCGTAGCTCCTGCACCGACGCCATTGGTCGGCGTCACGGCACAGGTGATCGTCTGGCCTTCCTGAGCGGAGGGCGGCTTGTAGCTCATCAGCGTGGCGCCGGCGATATCGACACCGTTGGCGCGCCACTGGACACTGTAGCCGGTCGGCTGGTTGCTCCATGCGCCAAGGTCGATCTGCCAGGTGGTATTGGAACGATCGGAGCTCGCGACAATCGTCGGCAGCGCCGTGTTCACCGGAGCCTGGGTCGGAGCGGCTGCCGCATCGAGGGTGATTTCGTTGGAATAGGCGATTACGTCATTGTTGCGATTGGAGAAGGTGCGAGCGAGCCGGACCTTCTTGCCTGCCATGTCGGCACGCGTCGTGAAGACGGCCAGCGTCTTCTGCAGATCCTGGACGTTGCCGATGGGAAGGGTGGCGTAGGACGCACCTGCACGCGGATCCCATTGATAGTTGTTGGTCGAGGTCGTCGAGATATTGCGGGCCTGCTGCCGGAAGACGAGCCAATCGCTGTCCAGCCACTCGCCGAAATCGTGCGTGAGCGTCCACTGCGAGGTAGCATTGGCAGCTGCAGACAATTCACCCAGCTCCGTGCCGGCAGCTGCGCCGACCTTCGCCATCTGGACTTCCTCGACCAGCACGCCGCCTCGATACTTCGCGGCAAACATCTTGATGCGGATCGAGCTGTTCGTGTTGAGGTGCCGGATGGCGATGTTGTAAAGCTGGGCACCTTCGTTGCCACCGGCCGCGCCAATCTGGGTGGCGATATAGTCGTTCTCCGTGGCGTTGATGCCCACCGAGAAGCTGAACGTGTTGGTGCCTGCGTATGCTGCCGAAGAGAGCCCGACTCCGTGGTGGTTGTTGCCGTCAGGATAGGTCGTCGGCGCAGAGACGCCCGTCGAGGAGGCAAGATAGCGGGTGAGGGGAGCCTTCAGTGCCGGGATCTTCGCCTGGTTGATCTGCCACTCGTCGGACTTAACGACGGCGTTCTCGCTTGCGGAACCAGGCGCGGTGACGGTGAGCCGGCTGCCAGGCGTGGTGGGGCCGCTGATGACGGGAGCGGCAACCAGAGCGGAGGTCTTGTTGGAGACCGGGCCAATGCCGTTTGCGGGATACCAGGGGCTGTCGCCACCTGCATTCGTCGCCTGGACCTGAGCCGTGATGATATCGGCGTCGTCGTCGGCCTGCAGCGTGTAGATCGGACCTTCGGCGCCCGGAATGATGTAGGAGGTGCCGCGCAGATAGCGGTAGCGGTAGCCGGTCGGGCTGCCGTCGAAATTCAGCGCGTTGACGGTGATGGTGTCGCCAACCTTACCCGTCGAAGTGGCCGTGACCGGGTCGATCGGCGCGGACAGAGCGTTGATGGTCTTCTGCGTCGTCGCGGTCAGGTAGATCGCCGCACGGGCTTCGATCGTGTAGGTCTGGCCGCGTGCCAGGATGCCGGTGAAATCATACTGACCATTGCCGAGGGCGTCGGTGGTCGCGGGCTTCGTCGTGACGGTTCCGTTCGGCGCGGTTACGGTCAGGGTCACAGGGACGTTTTCGACCGTCCTGCCGGGGCTGGTCAGGCGGAATTGCACGACCGGGGTGCGGTTGTCTTCGTCGAGGAAGAACAGATGCACGCCGCCGAGGACTGCCGTCGTCGCGCGATATTCCTGTCCATTGGATTCGATAATCAGGTTGCCGGTTGCGATCGCCTCGGGTGATGCGATCTGGAGCTGGTTGATGAAGCGGCGATCGGCCATTTAGGTCTCCAGGATGTTGAGGAGATCGCCGAGAGTGACCAGGGAAGGTCCGGCGTTCGTGATAACGAGGAGCAGGTCGTCACTCGTCGTTTCGATGCGGATGGGGAGATCGCTGAGCACCCTGTCGCCGGCGTAATGAACGGCGAGGTCGTAGGCGGTCGGGGCGTCGGTAAGGGCGAAGGTTGCGCCGTCGCTCAGCAGCAGAGCAGAGCCGGTCGCGGGGATTTCGGGTTGCTGAACGACAGGCGCGACGTGCTTAGACGACCGCAGTCGCGTCCGCTCATGCACCGGCAGAGTCAGGGGAAGCCGAAGCATTAGCTGTCGTCCCGGACGGAGACGAGCTTGCCGGCGACGTTGCGGACGATTTCAAGCTTGAGGTGCGGAAACTTGGGGAGCCTGGCGAACCTATTGTCAGGCAATGCGCGATCGAGGATCGCGACGGTCTCCCAATCGGCCGCGAGATCAACACGCGCCTTGATGGCGACTTTCGCCCTGGGATCCTCAGCCTTCAGCTGAAGAATGACTTCGCCGGCAGGCGAGAAAGGGCCGCTCTCGCCGGATGCCGCAGTAGAATTGAAGCGTTCAGTCAAGGCCGTGGATCCTTTTTATCTGAGAATCCACAATAATTATCAGGTCTGATTAAGTAAGTAAATGCTTACTTACTTTTACCTAGGGATCCGCCCGCTGCAACGCGCGCCCTTTGTTGCATTAGCCAAAAAGAAAGGCGCCTAGCGTGGCGCCTTAGCTGAAGGTTTTGAAGTAGATCGTGCTGAGGACAATGGCCCAGGCTATTCCACCGAATAACCAATCACCTTCAGTAGTGAACATCTCCCAATGATAACGGAAGTAGTTCATGGTTTAACCTCGGAGATACTGACCTCTGCGAAGTATTCGCCTGCAGCGTAAGCCCGGCGAGCCTCGTCCTTGTCGTCAGGGTCGAGGAACACGTCCTTGCTCACAGAGGCAGGATCGAACACGCGATAATCCTCGGGCGTCAGCGTGTCGTGCAGGGCGAAGACCTTCATCGCTGCCTGCTTCGGGTCATCGGCTTCGACGGTTATCTCCGTCACGACACGGTATTGGGGCATGGCTTCAATCCTCCTTTACTATCCGCGGTCCAGTTGGTGAGCTTGCCTTCCTTATCGGCGGTCGTCCCAACATACCACTTGATCTTCGTTTTGATGACGGGCTCAGGATCCTCGACCGTTAGCTCGAATTCGGTGCAGGGGTAGGCGGGTCCGATTTGCTCGCCCTCGTCGTTATGAAACGTGACGCTACCCTTGCCGAAGGTGACGGTCTTGTTCATGCCGCCTCCTTGCGAGCATCCATCATCTCGCGGGTCTCGAACATGGGGTGCTTCAGCCGCGGCTGAAAGTTCCGCTGCCAGTCGCGCAGGTTGAAGGTGTCGAACTCGATCTGGTTGCGGCAGCTGTCGCAATACCAGGAGTAGGAGCCGTGGTTATACCAGCGTGCCGGGCTCGCCTGGCAGCGGGTGCGGTTGCAGGAGCCGTTCTCGTGACCCTTATCGGGCTTGTTGGGGCCGTCGTAGTCACCGTATGCCATTGTTGCTCTCCAGCAGGTAAATGGTTGCACGAGCGCCATTGTGTCCGATCGACCAGGCCAGCCGCTGATTCTTGGCGTCGTATGGATTGGCGCTGTAGGGAAGGCCGGCAGCCGCGTCACGCGCGCCGCGCTCCTGAGCCATCTTGTCAGCCCAGGATCCTTCCCACTTGCTGATCGGTCCTTTTGTCGAGAGTCCCATCAGAGGAGTTCTCCTTGTCCATCGACAATGTGCCAGTAGTCCAGGCGATCGCCGATCCTGTAGGGTTGAAAGTGTAGCGCCTTCAGGCAGTCACCGAGCGCCAGGTTCGGCGCCTGGTAGTGGAGAAAGGCGATAGGAATTCGCGGCATCGGATAGCGCCCGCGAATAATGGTCGCTGCAAACATTCGCGCAATGGTCCAGCGGCTAGCGCCACGGTGGATGGCGAAGTCTTCGATGGTCAGCACCTGGCCCCTGCACCTGTCGCCCAGGCGGTGCTCGCCGAGACGCCAGGTCAACGTAAAGGCGGGAAGGTCGATCCGCCCAGCGCCGCGGTCTATATGGTCGTAAAGGATCTCGACCATCGTGCGCGCCGCGCCCATAGTGCCTTCTTTGGGGTTGGTGATGATGGTCATGCTGCCATCTCACACATGGTCGGTCAGGACCGCGAGCAGCTCGACGGCGTGCGAGCGTGCGGCGTCAAGGTTGTCATAGGCGATGAATTCTTCGGTTGCGGAACCTTCGGTCAGGCAGGCGTCGATCACCTGCACGCCATCGACGTGGTGGAAGATGTGCTCAACCGATGTGATCGCGCAGCGGCTCTCGAAGGTTACGAGCCGGCCGACAACCTGCACCGGATTGATATCGTCGCAGGTCTTGATGACTTCGAGGTAGGTGAGGCCGGCGCAGAGCTCGAAGGCTTCTTGCAGGTTATTGCCGAGGTGCTCGGTGTATTCGGCTTCGGTGATCGTCTTGCGCATGTCGTTTGGCTCGCTTTGTGCGTTGCTGATGATCAGTTTTAGCAATCGCTCGCTTGGAATGCGGTAGGTGATGAGTGGATTGACTCTATAGCCGGACATGAACAAAATAGGAACATGAAACGACGGCACGGAATGGAAGGCGTTCGCCCAAGGCGCGGGGAGGTGGTCTACCTCGGCCCGCTGCAAGACCCATTGCACACCACATTCGATGACATACCCGAGTGGCATGCCCTGGGCGGCTATTGCTCCAAATGCGAGCGCACCGGCTGGGTGCAGCGCTGGGATCTGTCGCAGAAGTGGGGCAAGGGCACCTACCTTAGCTCACTCACATCACGGCTGCGGTGCATGGGCTGCGGCAACCGTGAGGGCAACAAATGGATCCTGGGTCAGCTTCCTAGATAGGTAGCTAACGAGCTATCCAGCCAAACGAAAACGGGCGCTCGAAAGCGCCCGTCTCAGGTTCAGTGGGATCCGCCCGTGGTATCAGGCGACGGCCTTCAGCTTCGGCTTGCTGAGGTAGTCAGGCGCCTGGAGCATTTCGCGCTCGAAGCGGGTGGCTTCCTCGATCTCCTCGACCAGGCGCTCATACGTCACGGCTTCACCGTCGAGCTTTGCCATCGTCGAGGCCGTGCGGATCACGTTCTTGACCTGGCGACCGTTGAGATCGGCGTCGGCAAGCTTCGCGATGTCCTCGGTGGTGATGGTCAGACCGGCTGCCTTGAGCAGGTTGGTCCAGACCTTCACGCGCTTGCCGAGGTCAGCCTTCGTGAAGGCGATCGCGACGGAGATACGGCTGTAGAAAGCGCGGTCGATGTTGCGGACGCGGTTGGTCGTCAGGAAGAGAACGCCCTGATGGTATTCGAGCAGGCGCAGAAACACGCCGACCATTGCGTTGCGCAGCACGTCCTTCTCGTCGCGGGCCTCGAGGAAGATGTCGGCTTCGTCGAGGAGAAGAACCGCGTTCCAGACGGTTGCCAGGTCAAGGATTTCGCGCAGGCGCTTCTCAAGCTGGTCCGGATCGGTGCCGAGCTCGCCGACGGAGATCGAATAGAGCGGCCGCTTCAGGTCTTCAGCGACGGTTTCGGCCGTCAGCGTCTTGCCCTGCCCAGGTTCACCGTGCAGCAGGAAGACGCAGCCACCGCCCTTGCCGCCGATGATGTCGGAGAAGGAGTCGCCGGAGTTCTGAACAAGACCACGGACGCGCTTCTTGGTCTTCTGTTCCAGGACCAAGCGCTCGAAGGCATCCTTCGCCCAATCGATCGGCTTGAGACCGGAGACGCGCATCATGCCCCAGGTCTTGGCGCGGAAGGAGAAGCCGAGAACGTAAGGCGAGCAGGCAAACAGATCCTTCTCGTCGACCGTCTCGATCTTGACCTCGGACTCGTCGTCGTCGCGATAGCCCTTCTGCTGCATGACGCGCTTCTTGGCGTTCTTATAGCCTTCGCTATCGATACGACCCATTGACGCCGGGTCGATCATGACGCGGCCATCGGCGCGGATCACAGTGTCAGACCACCAGGACGGCTTGACGATCGCGCCCGAGTAGTCGACGTAGGCATGACCGGCTGCGACGGTCGCGAACAGCTGACCGCGTTCGAGCAGTTCGCGTTCGGTCCGCGAGCCGGCAACCAGCTTCGTGATCGGCAGCTTGGCGATCTCGACCGTGCCCGCAAATTCCGGAACGGTCGCAGAGATCATGGCGCGCGAGATGGATTCGCTGATCTTGACGACCACTTCCACGTTGAACTGCATGAATCCGCCGGTCCAGCTGCGCTTGGCATCGGCGCCCTTGTAGTAGCCGCCGACCTGGATCTCGTCGGGGTTCAGCCAGGTGACGCGATCGTCCTCGGCAAAGAGGAAGGGCAGGTCGTCGTAGGTCGTAACGCCGTCGTCGAAACGCTTCTGGCGCTCTTCCTCGACCAGCTTGCCCGCGGCTCGCAAGAGGGTGATGACGCCCATCGTGTCCTTGTAGGACGAATGGCTTTCGACGCGGTTCTGAACCCGCTTCATCCGCTCGAACAGCTTCTTTTCGTAGGTCGCCAGGAACGTCAGGCGGTAGATGTTGCGATGGTCCTGCGCTCCGTAGCCGAGCGTGGCCGAGATGGCGTCATCGAACATAGCGAGAGTGTAGCCGCCTTCGATGAACTCGAGGTATTCCACGCCGTTCAGCTTGAAGTGGCGATATTCACCGGTTTCGGTGATGACCTCAATCTTGTCCTTGCGGAGTTCCTTGAGGAGTTCCTGACCGCGATCAGTGTTGGACATGCTCGACCTTTCGTGTGCGTCGTTGTTGATGAACGAGTTTTAGCGCTGTCGCACTCGGCGTGCGGCAGGTAATGAGCGGGCTATCTAGCTAGGTAGCTAAGCCGATTGTTCATTGATCACTCTCCGGTTCTGGGGAGTCCCGGCTACACGGTGAGGCCAGCGTGGGAGAGGATCGTGAGCAATCAAGCAGCATTCCCCTGACAACGACTGCGGCCGGTGGACCGGACCATTCGAGGCATAGGGGCTGAAGTCTTTTCACCCAGATTATCCTGACGGACGGGCGACAGTCGGAATCAGCGTCCGGGAGGTAGGGCTCTATTTGCTCTGCCCATCTCCTATAGCGGCACGCCTACCGTATGAGGGATAACGGCTCTGTCCATTGCCGGGCTATTTTTGGTCGAGGTAGCCACCCTCAAAGCCGACTGAGCGTCTTCATCGTTCGCGTTCTTTCTCGTTCGCTCTTGATGATTTAGTTTTAGCTCATTCGACTTTGGCGTTCGGCAGGATCCCGAAGGCTTATGCAGCGATCGGCATATAGGCTTCGTTGTTGGCAAACAGGGCAGGGGCGATCATCACGTTGCCTGCAGCGTCAACGCCGCGGGTGACGCACGACAGCTCGCCAGCCGCCCCGCCAGGAAAGCCCGTCGTGGCAAAGGTCGGAACGCGATCGGAGATCTGAGCGCCGTAGCCTGCCGGGATCGTGAAGCTCTGGCTCGTTGCGCCGGCGATATACTTGCCGTTGAGGCGCCACTGATACTGCAGCGATACGGCGCCGGCGAACACAGGCTCGCTGGCCGTCACCGTCTGCCCCTCCTGGACCAAGCCCGTAATCCGAGCCCTCTCCAGGCAGACCGGGCCCTCACCGGCGTTGAGGAAGTTCGGCGTCACCGTGCGGGTCGTATAGTCGCCGCCCGTCGCAACGGTCGTCGCACCCGAGACCGTATTGGAGACGTTGTTCTGCCCGACGTTATACTGGAAATAGCCGGACATCAGGCGGTTCTGAAAGAAGAAGGTCGTGTGACCCTCGCCGATGTTGTCGTTGATCTCCAGGTCGTAGCGCGAGAAGAGCGGCGCACCTGCAGCCTCACCGGTGCCGGAGATCGAGAAGGCGCGATTACCCGGACCGGACAGGCGATTGTCATACCAGGACTGCTCGCCGGTATCATAGGACGAGCCGATGCCCATGGTGAAGGAGTTGGAGCTGTAGGTCGCCTTACCCATCCGGTTGTTGCGGATGGTGTTGAAGGTGGCGACCGAGGACATGCAGAAATAGAGCCCGCTGAAGTCGTTGTTCTCGACCAGCGCCCGCACACAGCCCTCGATGACGCAGTTGCCCTTCGCAGACGTGCCGCCCACGTTGACCATCGTGTTGTGATGGATCCAGACATCGGCGCACGGGTAGAGGACGTTGCGCTCCGAGGTGATCTGCATATTGTCGGACGTGCTGCCGAGCGGCGTTTCCAGCAGATTATAGGCGAGTTCCGCGTTCTTCAGCCCGCGGCAATAGACGTTGTCGCCATAGGAGTTCGCCGGCACCCAATTGTGCCGGAACACCAGGCCCGTGAGCTGGGTCGAATAGAAGGGTGCGCGGTTGATGCCATCGGTCGGCACGCGGAATACGCAGCGGAACGCCTTGAAGTTCGTGCCGCGGTTGATGTGAACGGCGCGCTGTCCGGCCGAGATATCCACGTCCTGCACGGTGGCGCCGGAAAGATCGGTGCCAGTGAGCCCAAAAGCCGAGGTCGTGGTGACCTTCGGCGCCGGCAGGGCGGGGTCGCCGTAGCAGCGAACGGTCTCGTTGTTGGCGAGCACCATTGCCGCATCGAGCACGGTGCCGCGGCGAATGGCGTAGGTCTTGGTGCCTGAGCCCTTCGCAGTGCGGGCCGCCCAGGTCTTGATCGCCTGCGACGGCTTGATGCCGGTCCTGCTGTCGTCGCCGGCCGTCGGATCGATGTAGATGACATTGGTGGCCGTGCCCACGACCGCAATGCGGATGGTCGTGCTTGCGAAGCCGGCGAGGTTGATCGCGGTGACGGTGATGGTGCGAATAGCAGGCGTCAGCAGCGAGCCATTGGTCACGTAGATCATACCGGTGTCAGGAACGATCGCCAGGCCGGCCGTGTCGCCGGTCATGATGTAGAGCGCGTTGGGCGAGGGCGCGTTTGTTACGAGGACGCGGCCGACAGGGGAGTTAACCGCAGCGCCGGCGTCCGTCACCATGAAGTCGAGAAAGCCCCACTTCTCATCCGCGCCCGATCGCTGGGTGTAAGAGGGAGGCATCGTCGGGGCGGTGAAGACAGGAATAACAACCTCGCTCGACAGGAGCGGGTTGCCGAGCATGGTGCCCTTGGCGAAGATCTTCATGGGTGAGGTCCGGTTTAAGAAACCTCGATTCTATCTTCGGCACAAACATAAGTAAACGATTACTTATATCTTGGTTTGGCCTCGTCCGGCTCGTATGCAGAGTCCACAGCCGATAGCTGCGCGGACGTGGACTAGCTACCGCGTTAATAAACCATTGAAACTTAAGCTTAATGAAAGGTTAACGGAAGCTGGCCGACTCCTCGCTTCCGTCATTGGTGGGAGTTGCGGGCGGCATGTCTAACCATCGATAACTAGCCATTATCGGTGGTCAGGAAATCGAAGCCTAAGCGGCGTCTTTGTTGACCTTTCCGCAAGCCGGACACCTGGCCTCGTAATAGCTGTAGTGGCTATTCTCCACATAATGCTCGTCGCAGGTTATAACCCACTTGTGCCCGCATCCCGGTCCCGGAGGTAGGATGCAGTCCTCGCAAGTCATAAGGTGCGTAGCCTCGCGGTCGTTCTCGAACCGCCCCATGTTGGTATGGGTCGTCATTAGTCCACGCTCCATTCTTCGACCAGCTCCTCGATCGTGTCGTAGACGGTCGTGGTCCCGTCAGTGGCATGAACGATGAGATAGTCATAGTGGAAGATGTGGCCGAACCGCATCGACTTGCCGTCCTCGTTCTGCCACGGCTGCGTTTTCACCGGCAGGCGGGTGGTCGGCCATGAGCCAGGGTTGCCGATGCGCTTCGCATCCTCTTCCTTGCGCTTCGTCTTGTGGAAAGCCTTCAAGTCGCGCTTCTTGCGGGCGCGGCCGTGTAGCTCTTCGGTCAGCCAGGCAACGGGATCCTCGGCGTGGCTTGCCAGCTCGGCCAGGTAGGCTATGTCAGCCGGCGCCAAGGTGATGAACGGCGCCAGCTCCGGATCGAGCTTGACCTGGGTCCAGATGTTCGTTGCCTCGGTCAATGCTTTACCTCCTGGCTGGAGATCGCAGTGCCCTGCGGACGATAGGAGTCGTCCCAATCCACCTTCGTCGCAGCGCCACCGGCGCTCGAAACGATCCATACCGACTCGGAGATCTCGGACGAATCCTCGTCGATGAACTCCGACGGGTGACCCTCGAAATAGAGCTCCACGACCTTCTCGTCGCTCATGGCGTCGATTTCGTCCTGGCTTGCCGGCTCGTAGGAGCCTGCCCATTCGACCGGGCCGCCCTGCTCGCGGACATAACCGGCGAGCTGGGAGAGCAGCTCAGCCTTGGTCGCGCCGGCATAGAGGTTGATGCCCTGCTTGTGGGTGATGGCTGCGATATAGACCTTCATCAGAACGTTCCATAGTTGGGGTGACGGGTGAGCTGCTCCTCGGGGAACAGGTCGTCGAAGGTGTATTTGCCTTCGGAGAAAGTCCGACGGATCCGGTCGAGCGCTGCGTCGAGCTGGGTCGTCGTCGGGTAAACAGTGCCCATGTCCAGGTGCTCCTGCTCGGCGATCCTGCGCCGGAATATGGCAAAGCGCTGACCCTCGGGTCGGGACAGGTTGAACGCCGCCCAGATGTCCCAGCCGGCGCAGGAGACACCCTTCGTTTCCGTCCAGCCGTCAGGCAGCTTCTGCGACATGGCTCTCTCCTTCGAACCAGAGAACTTCACCAGTGCGCGCCAGGCGCTCCAGAACCTCGATGACGTGGGAAACGGGGATCCATTCCAGCGTCAAGCCAATGGGCAAGTCGAAAAAGAGGGCGTTCGCCTGCTCATCACTCAGCCCGAGATACTGCTGGGCGATCTCCTCGATCTCGTTCGGATCTTCATGCTTTGCCTGCTCGAAGGTGCAGCCGACATCGAGGATGTAGGCGTGACCACCGACGCAGGCGACCCAGGAAAGGTTTCGCCCGGAATGGTCGGGAAGATTGCGGCCTGCCTGATAGACATAGGCAGCCATGTTGAAACCCAGATCGCGCGTCTCAGGTAGCTCACCCTTGATCGATGCGATAACGCGCTCGATATTCGGCACGTTCACCATTGCGACTGTCCTCCTGTGCATTGCTCACTTGCGTATGTTCAAGTTTTAACAGTCGCAGCATTGGAGTGCGGTAGGGTGTGAGCAGGATAGAGTTCGGCCGCGAAGATCCCTAGAAAGCCCCGAAGGTGGACAGAGCGCCTAACTGCTCCTCGATCATTCGTTTCGCCTCGACCTGTTCCTTCGCCAACACCCGCCTGCAGGTGGTGCGAATGGTCGCATGGATCCAGTCGGCCTTCTCTCCGGTCTCGGCCAAGATCTCCGCGGCAAACTCCTTGAACTCGGGGTTGGCCATGAACTTGTCGCGCACGGCCGTCGCCGGCTCGGTCCCAGCCTTGCAATAGGACAACTGGCTGTGGAAGTCGTAGAAGACCTCGACCCAGGTCTTCGCCTTCTTGTCCTCCTCGAGGAAGGAGAAGTCGACCTGCGGCGCGCAATAGGCGACGTTGATGCCGAGGGTGCGCAAGGTGTTCCGATAGTGGGCGTAGGCTTGCGGATAGTCCTCGAACGGCGTGTCCTCGTAGTCGTCGGCGCCGTCGGCCAGGCGCACGAAATACCGCTCGCCCTCCAGCGCGTCTTGGATGGAGATCACCTGCAGGGTGGTATGTCCATCCGGCAGGGTCTCGATCTCGTAGATGTTGATTGCGCCCCTCATGCCGCGTTACCCAGGCTGAGCGCTTCATTGCCGAGCTGCTCGTAGGTCATATCCCAGAGAATCTGGTCAGCGCCGCGCAGGATCTCGAGGGTCTCGGCCTTCTCCTTGAGATAAACCCGCGCGAACGTCGGATCGTGCTTCACGATGGAGCCGGTATTGTCGTAGAGGTCGGCGCATTTCACCGTCTTGACCCAATCAGGCGCGACGGCGAGCCGCTCCAGGTTGAGCTTGAAGCGAGTAGCGCGGTTGCCAGCTTCCTTGGCTACATTCGTCAGATGCCAGACACCCTGTTCGACTTCGCGCCCGAACAATTCCTTGATCAGCTCGAGGGTCACGCCGGTATCTTCCACGGTGTCGTGGAGCCAGGCCACGCAGACCATCTGCCAGGTGTGGGTCGGCACCGCCTCGACGATCGCGGCAACGGCTGCCGGGTGAACGATGTAAGGTTCGCCGGTGTATTTTCGAACCTGCTTGATCGCGCCATGTGCGCCGGCAGCGAAAGCCTTCGCCATCTGGATTTTGTTTTCGCCGTTCATGGAGTAGCCCATTGCCGTTCCTCTTTCTTTAGATGTTGCTTATTTTAGAACTCTCAGCGCTGGGAAGCGGGAGGTTCGTTTTGGTTTGCGATCAAGCCGATCGCGCGGGCCGCAGCCAAAAGGTCGCGCTTGACGTTCTTGGTGTCGCGATGGTCGCCGGCTGTTGAGGCGCAAAACACCTTGCGAGAGCCGTTCGGCCCGAAGATGGTGATTTGCAGGTGATGGCCGGAGTGCTCGATAGTGGCTTTCGGACATATCGCGCGCGCCAGCTGCAGGAGTTCGCGCTTGCGCTTTTGGACGCTCATTTCAGAACCTCGCGAAGAAAGGGTGGTCGTGGTAGTGCCCGCGCAAAGCCAGCGCTGGGCCGCTCTCGGCAACAGCCGCCTCTGCTGCTGCCCTTTTCTGTCGAAGCTCTTCCTGGCCGACGACCAGCGCGAATAGGTTTTCGGCCTGAACCTCGGTGTAGGCTTCCTGCTTCGATAGGTATTCGTTGGTCCTGGGCCGGTAGCGGTAGACGATCCAATTGGTTTTCTCGGGAAGAGGGTTACTCATCACCCCGATCTCGATATCGCCGACCTTGACCCGCTTGCTCATCGTCTCAGGCGCCTACGGAGCGGCCGTAATCGACAGGCGTCGGCTGCAGTTCGGCCGTGATCCGGTAGGTCTTGCCGGTCTTCTGATCCTCAAAGAGGATGTCGTTGGTCGCCCCAGGGCCATGAGCGCCTTCGAAACGACGCTTCATGATCGTGCCTTTTGGGAAGAACTCGTGTTCGAGCGCCGCCTCAAACAGGGCGTCGAGAACGTTGGCATCCGGCATTGTCTTCTCCGTGTTCTAAGTAAGTTCTTACTTATTGTTTATAGCGCAGAACTTGCAGGAGTGCGCTCGGGAGTGAGCGCCTTCCTGACGGTCGTCAATAGTCGCGTGAATAGAAGACTGACATTACCCTGATGGTGACGTTGGGATCCTCCGGGTGCTCCGAAAGGGTCTCCTCGTCCAAGGCATAGTAATCGACCTTGAAGATGAACTCCTCGCCATCGACGGTGAACTTGGCGCAATCGTGCTCGCCGTGCGGGTCGTTGTCCTCATTGAAGTCGTCGAAGGCGCGCAACGCCTTGATGATCTTGGTCATCTTCTCGGCGTCGTCGGTCTCATAGGCGAGATCACCGGTGAGGATGATCTTTCCATTGCGCACGATGCCGTGGAAGCGCAGCGCATCGTTCAGCTCCCGGATACGGACTTTCTTTTCTTCCTCCGTCATCAGAATCCTCCAAACGCGGGATGGGCCTGCAGGTGCGCTTCGTTTTCAGCGGCGATACGCATCGCCTCCTCATGGGCGAGGAATGCCTGGTGGGCTGCGTTCTCGCGGTCGCTCTTTATCCTGGCGATCGTCTGCCGGTGCAGCTGCTCAGCCCGGCGCTTGCCCTGGCTGAGGTTCTTGACCTGGATCTTCTTGTGACCCTGCAAGATAAACCACCGCCTCACGTCGCCGGCCGCGGGGTTAGGATGGCGAGGATCCTTCCGGTCGAGCTTCTCCAGCACGACGAAGGTATCGGCGTCAGGAAACTCCTCGTCCTTGAAAGAGGCGCGAATGTCGTCATTAAGGATCCAAGCGCTGCCGACCTTCTCGGTTCGAGGTATCTCCCTGTAGAGATCCGCGTCATCGAGCCACCCATGAAGCCCACCGCTCGCAGAGTCCATCGCGTCCCTGAGCGTATCGATCGTCAGGCTCGAAAGCTCATCCACGACGATTGTGTTGGCGGTCGTGCCGGTGATCCTCGGCAGCGGCAGCGGCAGCGGCTGCTGCATGAAGAGCTCCCGGAATACCGACTTGCCCATGCCGCGAGAGGGCAGGGCGATAATGGAGCTCAGCTCACCTGGCTTCCACTCGCGGCCGACGAGCCACTGTTCGAAATAACCAAGCTCACTCATGCGGCGATATCCCAGCGCGGCTCCACGGCCTCGATGAGGTCGATATCGAGAAGGGCGGTCCAGCTCTTGTTGCTGACGCTGTCCGTCACCTGGATCTCGACGATGCCATTGCCGATATCGGCGCTGACCAGCTCGCCGACGTAGGTCCGCCCGGATCGCATACCGATGACCACGGGCTTGTGATGCCTGTCCTTCGACAGCGCCAATACCTTCTTGACCAGGCGGGCGCTCATACTGCACCGCCCTGGATGACCGAGAGCTGCGGACGCCGGCGCTGCGGGGCCACAGGAAGAGCCACAGGCTCGTCGGCCGTTACCTTGGTCTCCACGACCGTCGGCACCTCGGCGGGCGCCAGCTCGGCAGCCTTGACCGCTTCTGCAAGGGTCGCCG